TACCATTATCAACTCTAAATTGTAGCCACTCTTCGCTAAAACACACTTCTTTTATTTTACTTAATACTGTCTGTCTGCTGATGGTGTCCTTGACTAAATCCTTGACTAAATCACCCGATTCATTGACCAAATGTTCTGGCTCTTGCTCTAGTGCTTTGATTGCCATATCCCTAGCCGTGCAGTATTCCTCCTTTGTATATAAAGTACGAGCAAATCCCCCTAGTCGACATTCATTGAGTATTATTAAGGCTTTTTCTTTTGTCATTCCTTATTCCTCACTTTCCAAATAGGCAAGAGGCTCGCAAAGAGCCTCCCACCATATTCGCTTCTGGCCTATACCATTTCCGCGCCACAATGAGGACAGAATGGAGTCTCCTCGCCCTTCTTAACCTCACCCTCGGTGCCATACTCACACTCGGAGCAATATACATAATCACTTCGATCATCCGTCCAATCTACCCATGTTGCAGGTCGGCGCTCCGGGACTAGCGTCAAGCCCTCCTTCTTTAACTTTGACCATCTGGCAAAATCTGCACGACAATTGTCGCAGATATCCCATAACATTCTGTGCTCGTAAATGCACAAGCCTTCATTTTTAAGCGGATCAAACCTTGCCGATCTGACCATATCTTTACCACATACATCGCAACCAATTTTAGTCATTTTTTCTATTCCTCCTCTTTTGAAAGTGCGTGAAATTTAATATCCTTGTAAATAAACCACCGACTATGCGGATAATAGTCCGTACCATCATTTTCGTGATACCACTCAACGCCTAATATCTCCGCAATTTTGGGTATTAGATTATATGGCTCGATATGGATCGCTGGATGGTACTCAACGCATTCGAGTGATTTCAACTTATTATCGTATGGCGTCATTAGGAGCCTACGCCCCTCAATCAGCGTATCAAGCCATGCTTCCAATTTTGCTTTATCGAGATTCATCCTCTACCTCCTCTGATCCCAATGTTCCGAAGTATATGTCGCGCTTTGAAAAGCAAGACAGGTACGATTCGCCGCTTGCCGTATCACGCCTGCATAGCACATACTCTGGATAGTTCCCTATTACTTCAAATTTTCTGTACTCCACCTGCTGCATTGCCTTCCGATATGGCACCTTGAGTATTGTGCCATAAGGGATGGTCATAGAGTGGATGTATGCAACAGTCGGCATATTGTAGCGCATATATCGGATGTTACCCTTGAAGCTCATCATCCTCCTCCTTCGTCCCGGATTCGATCGCCCGATAATTCTCTTTATGCACTCCGAACTCCCAAACGGCCTGCACGAGTGCCATTAACTCGCTTTTGACATCGGCGTTATAGATGCCCCAATAATAGAACTTTCCATCTACGCCCTGTCTGAATAGTTCAATCATTCTTGCCATCTATATCTCCTCTCTTTAACATATCAATGACCGCGTTCTTCGCTTCGTCCCAGATGAACGGTTTCGGATCTTCAAGATCGCTTTTCGCCTTTTGTGCGATCATGTCAACCATATCGAATCCCATAATAGGGTGACCACTCTCCAACATAGCAGCGCACGCTACGATCTCGATCAAGATAGTCACATCAGCAGCCATTTCAGAAATGGATTTCCCTCTGACCTCAACACGCTCCTCACATAAATGAACCATAATTCCCCTCCTTATCTGATCCGCAGAGATTCGCTCTGCTCCAAGTGTGCTATCCCATTAAGATCCTTTCCGGCTTTCAGATCCTCCGCGATCTTCTTGCGGTCAATCTCTGGATCTTTGTATTTTAGATACTCCTCCGGGACATTCTCGATGTACTGTTCATCCATAACCACCTTTGCAGGATTCTTCTGGATGCCGAATGAGAAAAGCTCGGTCTTGAACTTTGTCTTATCGGTCGCAATCATCATCTGCTCAAGGTTGGCTTTCATCCTGTCGATGTTATTCTGTGCTGCGGTCTTTCGAGCTTGTAATCTTTCGATCTCTGCTTTCAGGCCATTCACATCAGACTCGATCTGCCGGATCACCTTGGCATAGTTGTCAGCCTTATCCTCAAGCTGACCGTCCAATCCCTCCAGAGTGTCTGCTAATACTTCGGGATCTGTGTCAGGATCTTCGGCAAGTGCCAGAAGATTGATATAATCGTTTGTTAGTTCGTAAAGTGTCATAATAACCTCCTTAGTTGTTAAACAAGATGGTATACAGAAAAAACTTTGATTTTTCGGGCTTTTTTGAGTTTTGTTAACCATGTTAACCAACTTTTTCTATATACCCTATATATTTATATATATATTGATTTATCTTATATTGATTGTTTTTGGTTAACATGGTTAACAAAATGTATTCAAAGCCTTGATAATAAAGGATTTTTTCTGTTAACCAACCTGTTAACCAAGTGTCAACCAACTTTATTTTTTGGTTGACATATTAAAGGGTATTTCGCCTTCATAATTCTCTGCATCGATAAAACCTCCCGTGCCTTTTTCGATTCTTTCATAGCACTTTTGCACTCCATACTTCCCACACCGCTGCATTCTTTCGCATTTTCGCCAGCCAGCAATAGAAAAGCGCATTATCTCTGCAATCTCGTTAGAATCTCGCTTTGTCGGAGATCCGTTTTCCTGAAGCGCCACATCCCAGATCTCCCTGATGCAAGTCCGATCATCAGACTTTTCGTCCAGCCACTTTTGTATTATTCCGATACGCGAATCTTCTTCCGTGAATTGCTGTTGCATTTTTTCTGCAATCTGCTGCAAGTGCTCCGGGAGATATAGCTTCGGCTTTCGCTTTGCATCCTCGAAGATCTGCATTGCCTCACCCCACGCCATCGCGATATCCTGCGAGCACTCGTCTGGGTGATCCAGCATAACAACTTGGATGTTCCCCTTGTTTACGCGGATCGGCAGGAATCGTCTGTTGCCTGTTCGGTCTGTTAGGAATGTCTCGTTGTTGGTCGTTCCGGCAAATACACACATCCTTTTGCGCTGCTCTGTTCTGCGTTCAAACGGCGGCCTAAAATTGTCCTCGGTACTTGTCAGGAATGATTTGATTGCCTCCACATCCTTTGCGCGTTTAGCTGCCAATAGTTCGGCCATCTCTACAATCCACATACCTCGGAGCTTTTCAGATGCTTTGTCAGACTCCACTGTGTTGAAATTGTCAGAAAACCATACACCTGACATTGCAAGGAATCTTAAAAAAGTGGACTTGCCTGCTCCCTGATCTCCAACAAAAATGACGGTGTAGTCAAATTTGCATCCGGGATTGTAGATCCGGCTAATCGCTCCCATCATGAAAATCGTCATAACGGCCTGCGTGTACTCGGTATCTTCTACTCCCAGATACTTTGGAAGGAGTTTGGAAATATATCCCTTGGGTGCGCCTGCTGCCTTCCACTTATCATAGACATCCTCAAGAACATCCTTGACCGGGTTGAATCTGTGCCGCCCTGCCGTCCGGGTGAGTGCGTTCATGATCTTGTCGCGATTGTTAAGTCCGTATTTTTTTTCAAGGTACGCGAGGAGGTTTGCATCATCTTCGTTATTCCACGGTCTCATTATCACCGTGTCATTCCACGGCACCGCGCCACAGACATAAGGCGAATACGCGAGCTCGTTATATTTTATTTTCCCGAATAACTCGAGGTCATACTCTACCGCTTCCCTGCAATTCTCATAGGTCTGATCTGGGATCTCGATATCCTCTCCATTGCGTTTGCGTGTCGTGGTCTCGATCTGTGGCTCATGCCACCCAGAAAATGAGGGAGTCGCAATCGGCTCCGCGCCTTTCTCATATCCAATGGCACTCGATACTATCGTTGCTACTTCTTCCACATCGACGGGCGGATCGCATCTGTTTTGGTTGGCAATGTTGACGTAATCATAAATCGCATCATTCGGTATGCCCTTGGCCTGTAATGAGCAAGCATATCGAAAAAGCATATCGTTACGCTGACCGCTCGGAATAGTTGCAGGGAGTTCAAATCGTACTCTGTCTGGATCACGAGATCCGCTTTCACCTGCTGCCTTGTCGAGCTTCCATGTCAAAAGCTTGTCAACTGTCTCGTTCACCGCAGCCATCGGGATTCCATCTTCCGGCGATATTTCCCATTGATAGCGTCTGCCGTTGGGATGTAGCGAGGGCGGTGCGATAATATAGCCACCCTCTCCACGGACATCAATGCCGTCTAGCAATCCGGCTCTGTTTTGATAGGTCTTATCTGAAAAGAAGAACAGGTGGTAACCTCCGCGCCCTGTTATGGATCGCCAAGTCTCCGGCAATTCGCCGTTTTCTTTTTGCCATTTTTCAAGCTCCGAATATCCGTCAAGTCCCTTGTTGTCGTCTTGATCGAGATCGATCACCACAAGTCCGTGCGATGCGCTTCCTGTTGCTATTCCAATAGAGGCATCTGGCCATCTGTTCCACCAAGAGCGAATTGCTCCCGGATCTGTCTTGGCATCTTTACAGCCGTGTGGCGTATGAGGTTTCTTGTTTGCCGAGCATACCGGGAAAACTGCAAACCCCAATCTTGCGTAATGCAGCGCATATTCGACCATTTTTATTTCATCTATCATCTGTCACTCCCAAAAGCTCCATAATTCGCTCTCCTGCTTCATCTGGGTGGCAAAACTGAAATTCGCAGCCATACCGCTCGCTCATTGTTTTCATCGCCTTTTCAAGTCGGGCACCCGTGATACATTTATCAGAATAAATGGACCTCGGATTGTTCCAGATATGAACATCATCCACGCATCGGATGCCGCATTCGTTTTCTATAAGAAAGATCAAGTGGCACCCTGCATCCCTTGCCGCGATACATTCTCTTTTGAATCTCTGATGCTCCTTGGAAGATCCACCGATATTGCCAGCGATTTCATCCATATTCGCCTTGGTATCTATTGCTACCGAGGGTGGGAGAGCATAGTCACCGAATGGCAACTTGCTCCGCACCACTTCGATATTGTTCCGCAGAAAATAGGCGCGTTTCAGTTCATGCTTGCCCTCCTGCTGCCTGCTATCCTCTATGATCGTTATCATATGAACGGCAACTCCGACTTAACGGAATCAGGGATCGGCGCGAATCCGTTGGCGGTTTCGGGAGTCTCCGGCGCGAGGCGCTTTACATCCGGCACTTTGAAATCATTACTGCGGATCTTATCAGCAGAGCACTCGAACGAAACGGAGAGCCTTGTCTTGATTGATCCATCGTTTCCGTAATACTCTTCTTCTCTGAAAACGAGTCCGATATACTTGCCGACCAGCGTCTGCTCGTCTGAATTGTTTTTCAGATCGAAAACATAGTTGCCGTTGGAATGGGACACCGCCGTGCAGAATCTCTTGAGCATCGGGAGTGCCTTCTCCTTGTAGGACTTAACATACGCACCGAGCCATCCATTCTCAGCCCATTCGGGATGATCCTTGCGAAGCTGCCCATAATAGCCGGAATACTCACCCTCTGCGATGTCATAAGTTACTCGGAGATATTCCTTCTCTGGGAAATCCTCGACCTTTTCAATGATGGCTACATAGCCACCAGCAGGGAGTCTGTTTGATCCTGTTCCTGCTTCCTGCACATTGTTGAGATTTATTGCCTTCATCTTTTTCCTCCTTATAATTCGATGGCTTCGAGATCTTCTAACTCGATGCGTCCGTAGTGATACCGATTGCCGTACTTTACGGCTCTCCACCAATAATTGTTGATGGCTTTCTGCGGTGATACCGCCCATGTCTCGCCTACCATATATCCATTGTGGTAAATGGCGAAATGTCGCTTACTTTTTGCCATTCGTGCCCCCTTTCAGACCGTAATATTCACGGATCGCCACATCGACCGCTTTTAAGTCGTTCGGGATCTCCAGATCGAACATCCCCTCCGGGCTTTTCGCGGTACTCATTCCGTTGGCCTGTGTGAAAAACTTGTGGTCCTCGCAATAAAGTACGATGTCAAAGCAACCCTCGATTGACAGTTTTTCATCCAGCATTTTGCCGATGGTCTTGGCCTTCTCGAATCCGTTGCCGTCTGTCTCGCTATGATGGAGCAGATAAACCACTTTGCTCTCGTCCTCCAGATTGTTTATGGAGTGGATCAAATTGCGGAAATTAGCTGCCATCGATGTGAACTTGTCGTAGCCCTTTTCCATGGCTCTGTCGAATAATTCGTTCACCAGCATAAACTGTGAGTCGTCTATGACGATTGCGTGCTTATCTGTCTTGGCAATAACGCCCATCAGCCACGCGTATCGTGCTCTATTAATAGCCTCATAGCTTTGCATTTCAGGGCTTTCCATGTTCGGAATCTTTGTGACTGTCAGATCCGACTTAAAAGGGAGCCGCCCCTTTTCAACAGAGATTATTCCAACCTCTTCCTTCTTAAAATTCTTGAGCGAGTAGGTCTTGCCCGATCCGCTCTTGCCGATCAACAACACAGGTAATGCCATTTTCTTTTTCTCCTTTCTGTGTTTGGTCGAGTCGCTTGCAAGCGTCCTCAAATATCTCTTTGAATCCGTGACCGTGTGTCACTCTATGCGGTGGTAGTGGTCGCTGCGCTTGTAGAATATCGCCTGCTGCCGGTGATCCTACGACTATCATTTCGAGCCCTTCTGTCTGTCAATTTGGTTTGGTGCAAATTCCTCGACAAGCTCTTTCTCCTCTTTGACCAAGTCAATAAGCGTAATAGCCAATATATCTATGCCTTTGGTCGCCGCTTCTAATACAAGTTTTGCTTCTTTCTTTGTCATATCTCCTCCTTATCCAACTCCGGGGATGATCTGCAACATGACATGGTCGCCATGTTCTCGTTGCCACTCTCTTGCAGCATCTTCGCTGGGTACCCAGACATCAATGCTCTGTCCGTTGATGATGGAATCTCCGAAACCATCCACATCTGTGTCAATTCCTGCGCCGGTATCAAGGAACTCAAAGTACCCTATAAAATCCCCGATTGAGCCATCTTCTTTGATGTCATAGAGTGCTGCGGTGCATCCCATCCATTCCTTCCGCCCTGCGACTATTCCATATCGTGTCTGTTGACCGCTGGCGGTGGTACCGCTATCGCAATAGACCGTGCATCTGATCGGGTGCGGATATGCGAATCCATCGTCTACCGCTTTGGTATTGAGCTTGATGATCGCGCCTGCTGCCACTACCAGAAGGACTGCAATCAAGGGGATCAGTTTCTTATTCACTTGCGCCGCCCTCCTTCAACAGATCGAAGTCGATCCGCTTCGTGCGCTTCTCGATCTTGCGGATCAGGGACTCCATTGCGTCAAGCTGCCTGTCAATGGAATCTTCTCGATCTTCCCGGACGACCTTTCGATATCCGATTTCGAGTATTGCCAGATAGCCGCCTATCCCTGTCAGCATTCCGATGAAAAACGCTAATATCAATGTTGTGTTCATATCGCCCTCCTTTTCATTCGTCTGTAAGTTCGCCGTTTCCTTCTTGTTGTTCTCCGCTCCAGCCATTCCTCGTAGGACTCCAGATTTATGATCCATTTGCCTCCTCCGGGATTCTTGGCTATGAACTCCCCTGTCCTGACCTGTTTGAGGATGGTATTTTTGCAGCCATATCCCATGGCTACAAGCTGGGAGACGGAAACATATTTTTTTGCCATTCTTGCCTCCTCTCGTAGTTTACCGCCGTTAAACCATAGGCGTAAAAAAATAAGCCCCTAGCTCCTCGGCAGGAATTTCTAGGATTGAAGCAAGTGCAACTATATCTTCTGATGTAAAGCGCACATCGTTTTGCATTTTCTTTGAGAATGCTTGCGGTGATATGCCGAGATCTTGGGATATTTTGCCTTGTGTCATGCCCTTTTCAACGATCCTGCCGCGGAGTTTGGAATAATCAAACTTTACGCGTTCCATATGTACCTCCTTTCAATGTACTCCAAGCACAAGATATAGGGGATAAACCCTGTCTCCTTGACTTGATATTGCGAGTTTAACATTCTTAAACTTTCGTGTCAATACAAAAGTTTAATTTTTTTAATTTATTTATTTAATTATGTTAAAACTTGTGTTATATTATGCAAAAGGAGACCACATATGATAGGAGATGCAAAAACAATCAGCGAGCGAATCTGCGAGGCAATGAAACGATTGGATGTGAAGCCTGTCGAGCTTTCACGGCGTACCGGGATATCCAAATCGTCTATATCTCAATATATGAGTGGATATGCCGCACCCAAGAGCGACAGAATATATCTGATTGCAAAAGCTTTGAATGTTTCGGAGGCGTGGCTTATCGGATATGATGAGCCAATGGAAAAAACTCCCGAGATAGATTATGTTGTAAATACCTCTACAAGTGAAAATTTAACCCCAAACGAGCAAATTATCATAGAGAGGTATAGAAGCATACCCGATGATAAAAAAAGCGAATTTCTAGGCAGAATATTCGCATATTCGGAAGCACTTATGAAAGGAGGGAGCGAATGAGTACGAAACGAGCGGACGGAAGGCTTCAAAAGTCTGTCACGATAGACGGGGAGCGCATATTTGTGTACGGTCACAACGAGCGCGAAATCAGGGATAAGATAGACCAACTCTACAACGCCAAGTATAGAGGCATCACTCCCGACACGCTATTCCGTGATTATGCCGCGCATTGGTTGGATGTCACCCTCCCGGATAAGGCTATCAATACCCAAATCGGCTATAAGAGAGCGGTCAAGCATCTCATCGAGGAGCTCGGAGATATGCCGATCGCAGACATCAAGCGGTCGCAACTAGAAAAGGCATTGAATAACCATAGCGACAAGCCGACCTCAAGAAATCAAATGCTATTGAGGGCACGAGCCATTTTCAATCTTGCCATCGATGACGAAATATGCACATACAATCCGGCTCTGAATATCAAGCACCTCAAGACCGACCACGGAAGCAGGGACAGACTCACCCCCGCAGAGATAAACGCGGTAAAATCTGCCGATCTGCCACCGATGGAGCGGCTTTTTGTTGACATTCTCTACCATACCGGGATAAGGCGCGGAGAGGCACTTGCAATCTCGCGCAAATCCCTCGGCAAGGGAGTCCTCTATATCAGAGAGCAAACCGTCTTTACAGACTCGGGAGTCGCCGTATTAACCCCATTAAAGACGCATAACGCCTCAAGGGATATTCCTATCCCTCAATCGCTTGAAAACGAAATCAGGGCATATATAAAGGCGTGTGACAGTATTTATCTATTCGAGCCTATGAGATCGCGCCACCGCTTCGCCTCTGCCTGGTATCGCATCCGGCTTGCCATACATCGGGTTGACCATCCCGGATACAACCCCAAACGCAAGACGCGGTATATTGTCGTGGGAGATATCCCCTGCCGCCTCACGCCGCACTTTTTCCGGCATAATTACGCGAGCGCATTATATGACAACCACATTGACATCAAGACGGCGCAGAAGCTCCTAGGACACGCCTCAATCAATACCACCCTAGGAATATATACCCACCTTGCCAAAGAGTCTCAAATCGACTCATACGAAGCCGTGAGAGAGATGTCTGCGGCAATGTGATATATCTTGATATACAAGTCGAGCCGCCCGATTCCTGGGAGGCTCTTTTTTTGCGTCTATTTATACGCTTTGTGTGTCCGTTTAATGGGACAGAATAAAACGCCCCCTGACATCATTTTGACATCATACATCTGTTTGGGTATCCGCAAATGCCCCATTTGACATCACTTTGACATCACTTATTTTGTATTATTTTGGTCTATTTTATGACCTAAAAAAGCCCGTATTTTCAAGGCTTTCCCCGATTTTTCAAGGCTTTCCCACAACTAAAAAACCATATTCCTTCAATATGTCCCTTATATTGATTTTTCGGCATTTTCTGCACCTCTGACATCATTTTGACATCATACTCTTGTTCGATAAAAAAAGAGCGCACCGAATGCACAACTTAATGCACACCCGATGCGCTCCGCGTAGGGGAAATATTTGAATAACTCGGGAAGGATTCCGAGATTATCCCTTGATGAGCTTGCCCTGCTTCAACAGAGCGAGCATTTTCAAGTTCTGCGCCGCCGTCCCGGAATAATTAGATATACCGTTTGCCGCCGCGATCTTCTTTCTATGTGCGAATGAGGTATCACGCTCGCCCACTCCGGCAAGTCCTGATACGATACTCGTGTTGGTTGCTCCCGTGTACCTGGGATAATAATTGCCGCTTGTAGGAGTCGGCGCAGGAGCGGATGCACCCAAAAGAGCGTTGACCTTTTCTGCAATCTCCGGCATCTTTCCCATGAGGTAATCTCCGGGACACGCTTTAGCTGCGAAATCACGATGCACGGTCATATTTGCCCCGGCAAGATGCTTGATCCGGGAGTTCTTGTTGTTATTCCAAACAAG